TACGTCGTATTTGTTGTGCCAATACCAGCGACAAAAGTTTGAAAACCTGTGCTTGCTCCTGCAAGATTCACGGTCCCCGTACCTGTTGATGTCGTGGTTTCCTTAACACGATCATTGATAATCAATGCCATGTTAAACTCCTACGATAATCTCAATATAGCTGTGCTCGTGCCTGGTGCTGGAAATTCAATAGTAAACGTACCGTTGGTTGCTGTAAAATCAGAACCAAATGCTAAAATACAAACTGAATTCGTAGTGCCTGATCCACCATCAGTAGTGGTGTTATAAATCATAGCGCCGTTAGCTGTGAAACTAGCAGAAGTCCATTGAGGGTTAGTATTAAAGTCAACATATGCTGTTGAAGCTCCTGTGCCTCCTGTTACAGATTGGTTCTGTAAAGTTTCTCCACCTGCTGAATACGCTGATCCAGAAGCGTTTGTTATTTCGTTACTTGTTGAATAGTTAGCAGTGCCTGCTCCTAAACTTGCGCTTGATGTAAACAACGCAATTTTAAAAGTATGCCCACCATTTGCAAAATCATG